GACATGACAACACCGAAGCCAAAAGCTCCATCTATATCTACTGCATCAAGAAGAGCATTGATATCAGGTGCTGGTGGTGGTGCATTAAGAAGAAATCTTTTATGAAACTAGACTACAAACCCCCAGGGGCAGTAGCAAAAGCATTTATGAAAGATGGTTCTTTTGTACGTGGTATAAGAGGGCCAGTCGGAAGTGGGAAATCTGTTACTTGTTGTATGGAAATAATGAGGAGATCAGTTGCCCAACAGCCCAATGATCAAGGTGTAAGAAAGAGTCGTTGGGTTATTATTAGAAACACAAATCCGCAACTTAAAACTACAACTATCAAAACATGGAGAGATTGGTTTGACGATAGTTTGGGTCGTTTTGTGTGGTCACCACCATATACACATAATGTATGTTTTGCTCTTGGAGATAAGACTACAGTAGAGCTAGAGGTAATATTTTTAGCTTTGGATAAGACTGAAGATGTAAAAAAGTTATTATCTTTAGAGTTAACTGGTGTTTGGGTAAATGAAGCTAGAGAGATAAATAAAAATATAATAGATGCTTGCACAATGCGTGTAGGTAGATATCCATCAATGAGGGAGGGTGGCCCATCTTGGTATGGTGTTATTATGGACACAAATGCTCCAAGTGAAGATCACTGGTGGGGAATTGTAGCTGGTGAAGTACCAATACCTGAGTACATGACACAAGAAGAAAAGCTGCTTATGGTCAAGCCTGACGATTGGAATTTCTTTTCACAACCATCTGCTATGTTTGAGAAAAAAGATGTACATGGCAATTTATCAGGATATGAAGCTAATTTACAATCTGAGAACAGGGTAAACTTACAAAATGAATATTATGACAAGATAATTTTGGGTAAAGCTCCTTCTTGGGTAAAAGTATATGTATTAAATGAATACCAAGCCTTATTAGATGGTAAGCCAGTTTATCCTACATTTAGAAGAGATACTCATGTTTCTAATGAGCCATTAGTGCCATCAGAAACCAGCGATGTAATTGTTGGCATTGACTTTGGTAGATCCCCATCAGCTGTCTTTTGTCAGCAGTTGCATTCTGGAAAATGGATTATATTCCATGAGATAATTGGCAAAGACATGGGTGCTATAAGATTTGCAGATATATTGAAAAAAGAAATATCTAAAAACCAATGGGATAAGCACACATATAAATTTATTGGTGATCCAGCTGGTAATCAAATGGCACAGACTTCTGAGCATACACCATTTATGATGTTGCGAGCATCAGGGATTAATGCTTATCCAGCACCTACAAACGATATATCTATAAGAGTAGAGGCAGTTGAATCTGTAATAAATAGAATGACAGATGGTTTTCCATCTCTTACAGTCAGCCCTACTTGCACTAATTTGATATCAGGGTTTGAGGGTGGTTATCAATTTAAGAGAATGTACTATATGGGATCAGAAAGATATGAAGAAAGACCTGATAAAAACAGATTTTCACATTGCCATGATGCATTACAATATGCTTTCTTAGGAGGAGGTGAGGGTCGAAAGGTAATGTTAGGTGGTCAAAGAGCAGCTACTGCGACTGTTGTTGAAAGAACAAGTAATCCGTTTGATAGAATGAAACGAAGAAATAATAAAAATAGTAGATTTGGAAGGCAAATGGCTAGATGAAGTGGATAATTTGCTTTTGTGATAGTAAAAATATAGGTTTATGGAAGCTATTTACCAAATATCGTGCTGGATTCACTCATGTTTATGCTGTTAGATACGATCCTGAGTTAGAATTGTGGCAAAAAGTAGAAATTACTACAAATGGTTTTGATTTTCAGAGTTTAAAAGGTGAAAAAGCTACAGAATTAGTGTTAAATATGCATTTATGCAACACTTGTGTAGAGGTAGATATAAAAGATTATCCTATTTATATACCAAGATTGTTTTATTGTGTTAGTTTTATAAAGCATCTGTGTAATGTTCGTAAGTTTTGGATCTGGACACCTTATCAGTTGTATTGTGAATTGCTAAAAAGAAAAGGTTCAATAATATTTGAATCAAAAGATTTATTGGAGTCATCAAATGGGTAGTCTATTTTCAACACCAAGAGTTGCACCTGATCCTGAATTAGCCAAGCAAAAAGCAGAACAAGAACGAATTAACAAAGAAGCTGCTGCTGATCAGAAGTTTCAACGTGAAGAAAAGGTAAGAAAGTTAGCAAGTAATAAAATTGGACAAAAATCCCTACAAGACGAAGATGTAGAAGGTTTTACTGGATATAGACGTAATCTTACCAAGTCTAAAACTATGGGAGGAAGCTACAATGCGTAGTGAATATGGTGGAGATTCAGGCAAAGCACCAGCTGGTGGTCAATCTGGAGATCGTGCCGAATACCAAAAAGTAATGAATCGATTCAAAAAAGCCAAAGGTAGATGGCAGAATTGGTCTGATATATGGGAAGAGATATATGATTATGTATTACCACATAGAGAAAGTTTTTTCGGTGAGTATGCTGGTCAAAGACGAACTGAGAATATTTATGATGAAACAGCAGTAACTGGACTCCCTAGATTTGCCTCAAGACTTCAGCTTGGCTTTTTTCCTCCAAATGGTCGAGCATTTAAACTAGCCCCAGGCCCTGAGTACCCAGCAGAGAGCATCAACTCTCAGCTATTGAAAGAACTTGATGATATTACGGAACTACTACATGAAGGGCTAAGAAATAGTAATTTCAATTCCGAGTTTCATGAAGGTCTTCAAGATTTAGGTATAGGTACGATGAATATGCTTGTTGAATCAGGACGTTTTACAGGCGATCTCCATTTTACTGCTGTACCACCAAATAACGTGGCACTTTTATCAGGTGCTATGGATCAAGTGACTGATTGGTTTCGATGGAATTACGACTGTGAAATTACAGACGTAAAGCATAGATATCCTGATGCAAAGTTTAGTAAGGACATGGAGCTTGTACAACAAAGAGATCCACATAGAAAGACTAGAATAATTGAAGCAACTATGTTTGATAGTGATGATAAATTTAAAGATGAATATACTTATTTTCTTTTATCAGAAACAGACAACCATATTTTACAAAAGACTAAGTTAAAAGGCAAAGGATCACTACCTTGGTTGACAACAAGATGGTCTAAAAGTGGTATGGAAGTTTGGGGAAGAGGCCCAGTATTACAAGCTATGCCAGCAATTAAAACTTTAAACCTAACTGTGCAGCTTATTCTTGAGAATGCAGAAATGGCAATAGGTGGTGCATATGTATATGATGATGATGGTGTATTCAATCCTGATAATATTACAATACAGCCTGGGACATTTATACCAAGAAGCCCAGGGAGTTCATTAGAATCTTTACAAAGCCCAGCACGTTTTGATGTTGGTCAATTAATATTGGAGGATATGAGAAGAAATGTCAGGAAGGCTATGTATATTGATGAACTCGATTCAAGAGCAAATGCGAAGACACCATTGTCAGCAACAGAAGTTTCAGAAAGGCTTGCTGACGTGGCAAGAGATATGGGAGCAGTCGCAGGGAGAATGCAGAAAGAATTTTTGCACCCATTGGTTGAAAGGATCGTACATATATATTCAGAGCAAGGTATCTTGGATATACCGAAAGTTGATGGTAGGGAAATAAGAATAGTACCAGTATCACCATTGCTAAGGGCTCAAGATCAACAAGATGTTGCTGATTTTGTCAGATTTCAACAAACTATAGCTGGAACATTTGGGCCTGACATAACACCAGCATTGTATAATCAAGAAAAAGTAATACAATATTTAGCATCAAAGTTTGGTGTTAAAGAAGAACTATTGGCTAGTAGAGATGAAGTACAAGGGAACATTGACATGGCATTACAACTAATGCAACAACAACGAGGACAATAATGAAAAAGGAAAAAGTCAATGCATCTATCGATAGTCGAAGCTACACTACTGAAGTTGAAGCTGATCTTAATAATAAAGCCTATGCTCTTTTTGGTTCAGGGATTGGCAAGTTGTTCCTTCAATATTTGGAGAATCTCACAACGGGCAACATTCATGGGGCAGGCGTACCAATCGAAAGTCTTGCTCACTTTGAAGGTCAGAGGTGGGTAGTTGCACTAATAAAACATAGAACAGAACTTGGGAGAAGAAATGGCGATACCAACTAATCCAGCACTATATGCAAAAGCCAAAGCTATTGTAAAAAAAAGAGTTGCTAAATGGCCATCGGCATATGCCTCAGGGCAGTTAGTTATTCAATATAAGAAAATGGGTGGTGGTTATAAAGGTGGCAAAAAGACATGAGTCTTAAGAAGTGGTTTGGTGAAAAGTGGGTTGATATATCCACAAAGAAAGATGGTAAGCACCCAAAGTGTGGAAGAACTATGGGAGATGGTAGAAAATATCCCAAATGTGTACCATCATCTAAAGCTGCACGAATGACAGTAGCTGAAAAACGAAAAGCCACCACAAGAAAAAGGAAGACAAACCCTGAAGGTGGTGGTAAAAAACCAACTTATGCAAGGACGTAACAAATGGCAAAGACACCAGCATGGCAACGTAAAGAAGGGAAAAACCCAAGTGGAGGACTCAATGCCAAAGGTAGAGCAAGTTTACGTCGTCAGGGGAAGAATATCAAACGTCCTGTTTCTGCGAAAGAAGCTAAGAAAAGCCCAAAAGCAGCTGCAAGACGTAAATCATTTTGTAAAAGAATGATGGGAATGAAAAAGAAATTGACTAGTAAGAAAACGGCTAATGATCCAAATAGTCGTATTAATAAAGCACTAAGAAAGTGGGACTGCTAAATAAGGAGATAATATGTCTGATGAACAAACAACTCAAGAAAGCAATGAAAGCACCGATACAGAAGTCCAAAGCACCATTGCAAACGACACAGGTGAACAAAACGAAGTCGAACAAAAAGACTCAACAGAAAGACCTGAATGGCTTGATGCTAAGTTTGAAACACCTGAGCAGTTGGCAAACAGTTATAATCAACTACAGCAAAAGTTTCATAGCCGTCGTGATGAAATTAAAGCAGAGCTTGTGGACGAACTTAATGAAGAGGCTTCCAAAGAAGTTCCAGTAACACCAGCTGATTATAAGCTAGAGGTACAAGATGAAGAAGGTAATAATTTAGACGTACCTGAAGATGACACTATGTTAAATTGGTTTAGAGATAAGGCACATAATATGGCTTTATCACAAGATGAATTTAGTGATTTTGTTTCTGAGTATATGACAATGCAAGCACAAAGTGGGCCTGATTGGAATGTAGAATCAGAAACTCTTGGTGAACACGCTGACAGAAGACTGGAAAGAATAGATGCTTGGGCAAATTCAGTATTAGCTGAACCTGATTACAATACGTTTGCAAGTATTCCAGCATCAGCTGGTATGGTTAAGTTCTTTGAATCCATCATGGAATTGAATGGTCAGCCTAAGTTTAATATGACATCTACTACTGAGTTTCAAGAAGCAGTTACTAAAGAAGACTTACAAGCTGCACAAAGAGATGAAAAGTATTGGAAAAATGGTGGAGATCCAGTTCATATTGCAAAAGTAAGAGCTATGGCATCTCAATTATCAAGACAAAGAGATAGAGCCTCTTAGTAATGTGAATAGTCAAAGACTTAATTTTCTGAAACATTGTAATTACTAGAAGGCTCGTAGAACTACTTAGAGGCCCAATATTGGAATAACTTCAAGGTAGTAGTGAAGCGAATAACCAGAATAGTATAATTTTTAACTTATAACGGAGGCTATAATGGCTGTTAATACCATAAGCACTTCCTTTATTGAGGAGTTTGAATCAGGGGTACACGTTGCGTACCAGAGAATGGGTTCAAAACTTAGGAATACTGTTCGAACTAGAAATGGTGTAAAGAACAAAACAACATTCCAAAAAATCGGTAAAGGTTTTGCTACTACAAAAGCAAGGCATGGTAACGTCGCACCTATGAATCTTGCACACACTAACGTAAATGTAACAGTTGAGGATTATTTTGCTGGAGAATGGGTCGATGATCTAGATCAGTTAAGAATAAACCACGACGAAATGCAAGTTGCACAACAATCAGGTGCATATGCTTTAGGTAGAAAGACAGATGACCTAATATTAGGTGCTATGACTGGAACATCTTCTGCACATGACGAAACTTCTAACGGCATAACTTTAACATGGGCTTTAGAGCTTATGGAAAAGTTTGGCAACAATAATGTCCCTGATGATGGTCAGAGATATGCTGTTGTTGGCTGGGAGCAGTGGTCGCAACTGATGGCTATTGATCAATTCTCAAGAGCAGAATATGTTGGTGAAGCAGATCTTCCTTTCCCTAATGGCGTAACTGCTAAAAGATGGTTAGGATTCATGTGGTTTGCACATGGTGGTCTTACTGAACTAAACGGATCAGGTGCAGCTGGAACTACTCATAGAGAGTGTTTTGCTTACCATAGAGATGCCGTTGCTCATGCAATCGGTACGGATATAACTTCAAATATGCAATATCACAACGATAAGGACAGCTACTTTGTATTAAATAAAATGCAACAGAACGCAGTCTTAATCGATGGTGAAGGTGTATTTGAAATGGAACTAAAGAAATAGGAGGTAGACATGGCGTTAGTACAAGCAGACTTAAGTTTAGTTTCCTATGCTGGTAATGGGTTCCATATCTGGAACTACAAATCTACTGGTGATGCTCTTAACACAATAGATGCTGCTGGATATTTCAATGCATTAGTCAACGAAATGAATGTTGGCGATGTTATATTCATCAATGCATCTAATGGTTTTGGTATTACAACTGTGGTATCTAATGATGGATCAGCAATCGATACTGCTGATATTGTTAGCATGACCTCGGATAGTAGATAATGGCTAAGAAACCAACAAAAACTAAGGAGGTGGCTGTAAAGGCCACTTCCTCTCATACTGTAGAAACCTCAAATGGTACAGTTTACACTGTTAGATTTGGGGATAAAGTTAAATTAGGGAGTAAAGTTGATGCCAAAAGCTAGTGATGGAAAAAACTTTCCATATACAAAAGAGGGTCTTGTCCAACTTAAAGCATACAACGAAAGACTAAAGAAAAAGCCAAAGACAATGGGTAAAGAAAAGAATGGCAATGGTGAAAGTATGCTAACTGCCAATCAGAAGAAATTACCTGAAGATCTAAAGAAAAAAATAATTGCTAAGAAAAAGGAGTCAGCATAATGAAAAAAAAGGGTAAAGGCAAAGGTGGCAGAGGTTACTAATGAAGTATTCTAATGATCCACAAACTTCTTATATGGAAAAAAAGAATACAATGAATTACTTCAGTAAGAAGAAAAATAAAAGTTTTGGTGAAATGTCTGCTCCTGAAAGAGTTGGTAATTTAATAGTAGGCGTAGCACATGGTTCTTTTTTAGAATTTCAAAAATCTAAGAATATTAGAACTATGGGAAAAAATTTATACAAAACTAGACCAAAGAAAAATAAAGTATTCTTTGATAAAGGTAAAGTATTCTAAATGCCACAAACAGCTAAGACGGATATTGAAGTAGCACAAAGAGCTATGGTTATGGTGGGAATGGAACCACTCTCATCATTTACCGAGGGTACTGATGAAGCCTTAGTTATGAATACAAGTTATGAAGATATAGTTGAAGATTGTTTGGCACAGAATAATTGGAACTTTGCTTCTGGTCAAAAAGTATTATCAAGACAAGCTGATGCTCCAGTTGCAAGATGGTCGGCAGCTTATGTTCTACCTACAGAACCTTCAGTTATACAAGTACAAACTGTTACAATAGCTGATGCAGTACAGCAATATGATATATATGAAAGATTTATATATCTTAATGCCAACGAAGATGATGAAGTAGTTTTAAACTACATATTTCGAGTTGATACACAGTTTTGGCCACCAGCATTTACTTTATGGGTTATATATCGCCTTGCATCTATTTTGGCTTTAGCAGTAACGAGAAAAGGTGATATAGCTAGATCATACAGTCAATTAGCTGAAGTTCAGTTTAGAAGAGCTAAAGCTAGAGATGCACAGCAAGTAACTACACAACAAGTTGCTCTCAGCAGATTTCATAAAATAAGACTTGGATCTGGTATTTATGCAAAGATCGAAGGAGAATCAACGAGTTGAATGAATGGCATTATTAAGACAGTTTACTACAAATTTTTCATCAGGGGAGTTATCCCCTCTTTTGTCATCTAGAGTCGATGCAGCTGCTTATGCAAATGGGGCTTTTAGGCTTCGTAACGTAAGGTTAAAGGCTCAGGGGGGTTGCACTAGGCGACCTGGGCTTAGATACCTTCAGACGCTTGCAAATGAGGCTTATCAAACGGAAGCATATGTATTTGATGAAAATGAAGCATATATATTACTATTTAGTAATACAAAACTTAGAATTGTAGATATTTCAGATCCAACAACATTATTACAGACTATTACAGGTTGTCCTTGGCAAACATCACAAATTGGATCATTAGTTGTTTC